TTGAAATATGATGAAATAAATATATCAAATGTTATTGATTTATTAGACGAGTCACGGGAGGAAAAAGACCAAAATATACTGAAGGTATTGAACAAAGACATTAGTATTCGCAATGGCAAATTTGGCCCATATGTATATTACAAAACAGCCAAAATGAAGAAACCTAAATTTATAAGTCTAAACAAAATCAAGGAAATGAAGGATAATGATTACGATAAATTAACAATTGATATTGTTAAAAAATATTTATAAAAATAAAATAACATTAAATAATATATATATTTAATGTTAAAAAGGGGAGCGAACCAAACTATTAACGGAACAGTAAAAACAACAAGAGCATTGGCAAATAGCACTACTGCTGCTGCTGGAAAAGTGGCTGCCGGGACTACTGCTGCTGCTGGAAAAGTGGCTGCCGGGTCTACTCTATTTGCAGGAAAAGTTGCTTTAACTGCAACACTTGCTTATGCTACATTAAAACAAAATATAGTGTTGTTCATAAGTTTATTTATTGTATTGATATTGCAAATAGTTGGAATCGTTAGAGAAGAAGCTACTTCTATTAGTTTTGCTATTGCTGGATTATTTTCATTATTTATATTATTTTTCGTGAGTCTGTTTTCTTTAATTGGAAATTTTGGACGAGGGTTGCCAGTAACTATAGGTAATATTTCTTCTCATATTTTAAATCCAGCAAATAGTTTTTTTATATTATTGTTCCAAACAGTAATAAATTTCTTTGAAAGTTTTCAAGACGCAATACCATTTACTGTAAAACTAAGTGAGGATATTGCATCAGGCACAGAGAATATTGCCAATGATGTCGCATCCGGTACAGAGAATATTGCCAATGATATTGCATCCGGTACAGAGAATATTGCCAATGATATTGCATCCGGCACAGAGAATATTGGCAATGATATTGCATCCGGTACAGAGGATAGCATACCAAGGGTGTGGAAAAAAGGGAATTCGACCGAAGGTTTCAAGTCGTGCGGAATATCAATTGAGAAAGATACAAATGAAATTACAGCTCGGGTAGAAGTAGAAAGTATGATTTTTTTTAAGAATATTCTTTTACTTCTTACCTCAATATTGACAATTATATATTTGTTTTTTATCAATATGTACGGAACTGTAAATAGTTTTACATATAATGTATGTATGATAGTATATTTGGGGTTATTTTCAGGTTATTCATATTTTAAATATCAAATATATCTGTTTTATAAATATTATATAACTGATGATTTTTAATTAGTACAAAATTTATAGGTTAGTCCATATTCATTAATGTTTTCCCAAATTCCAGAAATTTTTAAATGAATATCAAGTGAATTAACATCTGGTGATAATATGTTATCAATCATAGAAAATTTAAGAAATCCATTTCGTGCTTGGTCTAAGATTGAAAACTTAGGTAGTTTATCATTAATTTTAATTTTTGACAATATAAGTTTTTCAATATTTGTAATTTTTAAAATATCATTATGAGTACTAATGTTATGATAATTAAACAAGCATTTGAATTTTTGGTAAAATTTAGAAACTTTAATATTATCTAGTTTTAATTTTAAGTGTATGTTATTTAACGATACATAATTATTTGAGTATATGATTCGTCTGAATGTGCTATTAGGAATGACTGTGTTTTTTACGGGTTCACTAAAATAAACATTTTCAATATTTAAAAATTCATCTAATATAACACTTTTCATTTTTATATCTTATATCTTATATCTATCTTTGTTTAATAGAATTTAATATTAACTTATTTGCCTATAAGGGAACAATTTGTTTCATATTTTTTTCTGAAACATCTGAAGGTGTAACATTATTTAAATAATAATAATAGTATTTAACACACAAGTGATATACAGCATAAGCAAATATAATTGCTGTAGGAACTGTAATACCAATAATAAGACCTGTATTGTCGGCTGGTTCATCGCCATTTGAACCCGTGTGAAATGTACTGTTTGATGTTGGTGTCGCCGATGGTGTAGCAGATGGTGTATGTGTATTTTGATTAATAGTAGGTATATTAGTGGGGTTCGACGAAGGTTTAACGGAAGGAATATCAGTAGGACTCGATGAAGGTTCTTCTGAAGGAATATCAGTAGGAAATGAAGAAGGTTCGTTAACATTCTTTGCAATCATTTGCTTTTTAAACACAAATTCTTTGCTGCCTAATGGCAATTCTCCTATAGTCTTAAAAATATAATTAGTTGTTTCTCTATAATTATCGTCATTATTTATTTTGTTCGGTGATATAAATGTGGAATTTACATCTGTCAATGTCTCTTCCTCTAAGATGCCAAATTTATGGCCGTCTGTAAATAATTCGGGTGCTTTAAACGATGACAATGTTATCGATATTAATAAGAGTTTAATAAAATTTGTCATTTTTAATAGGTGTTGTTAGATAACATAACAGAAATAGCTTTATATATTGTTATATAAAGCTATTTATAGGATATATTATATATGACTTCTCTCATAGAAGATTATTTCGAATATACAAAAAAACACGTGAATGAATATGGTGAGAAATGCATCGTTCTAATGATGGTCGGAGCATTCTATGAGATGTATGGGATACGAGAGAAAGGGAATACGAATAGTATAATTACTAGGAGCGAAATCGTGAATATCTGCAATATATGTGAATTAGCAGTAAAACAAAAATCACACGACCACAATAATTGTGATTTGTTCATGGCAGGTTTTCGTGATTATTCATTGGACAAATATTTAGCAAAAATAACGTCGGAAGGTTATCGGTGTTTTGTATATGACCAATATGTTGAAGAAACGGGAATTATAAGAAAATTAACAAATATTTATTCGTCTGGAACTATGTTTGGTGTAAATACTGTAAATAAAAAACTATCAAATAATATCTCTTGTATTTGGGCCAAAATATTAAAGTCACCATTAAAAGATAAACAAATAATATGGGGTTTTTCAACAATTAATACGAATACCGGTTCAAGTAATATGTTTGAATTTGAAGGCACAACGGAAGAAACAAGTATTAATGAAATTGAACGATATTTGAGTATTCATAACCCGAGTGAAATAATATTTATATGCAATGATAATGAAGAAAATGAGTTGGTTCAATATTCAAATATTATAAGGTCTTCTGTAAATTTATTAAATATAATTCATAGAAATAATAAATCATTTGTAGAATTAATAGAAAAATGTGAAAAACAAATGTATATACAAGAATGTTTCACAAAATATTTTGAAATAAATGAGTATTCAAATTTTATAGAGCATTATTCATATTATCAAATAGCATCCCAAAGTTTTTGCTTTTTATTAGATTGGGTTTTTAAACATAATGTATATTTGACGACCCAATTGGATGAACCTAAATTAGAAATACATTCAAAAAATACATACTTGGGGTGTCATACTTTGAAACAGTTAAATATTATTTCTGAACGTAAAAATGAAAGCGTTGTTGATTTGTTAAATGTATGTAAAACAGCAATGGGCAAACGTCTATTGAGAGAACAAATGGTTCAACCGATATATGATTGCGAGTATCTAAATAAAGAATATGATATTACTGATAATTTAATAAAAAAGAATGAAACAATAACTACACCAACGAGATGTATTTTGCAAAATTTTTTTGATAATCAGTATTTACTTCGTACATTAATAATGCGTAAAATATCACCAAAACAAATTTATAATATTCACAATAATGTTATGCTTTGTAATGATATTTTGAAATTATTTAAAAATGATAAGTCAACCGAAACATATTTATCTGGAAAGAAATTTAATATTAATCAAATAATGCAAGCGAACCGAAATGTACAAGATAGAATGCATAGTATTTTTAAGATAGAAAAGTTGCGTGAAATAGATAATATTTCTCTCAATGAAAATATTTTCAATGTTGATTATTCACAAGAACTGAATGAATTTGAAAAGGAAATGTCGAATAACAATGACGAGTTAAACAATATAATATTTGAATTGAATAAAATAATATCGGAAAAGGAGAAGAAATCTGGTGAATATGTTAAACTATACGAGACAGAAAAGGCATTACCTCATATAATTTGTACAAAAAAAAGGAGTGAAACAATAACTAAATACTTGTCTTCTGGAAGAAATCCTCTGAATATAAGCGATGCTGTTCTCTCTCTTCTCTCTATACATAAGAATAATGCAAGCTCGGTTTATATAACCAATGAATACATACATAGGGTAACTTGTAAATATATGAAGTTACGTGATGATTGGAGAGAAAAACTAGGGCAAACCTTTAAGTCTTCAATTGAAGATATGATTTTAATGTTTGATGACTTAAAGAATATGGGTAATATGGTTTCTCTCATAGATGTTATAACGTCTAAGGCGTGTATCTCTCTGCAGTTTAATTATTGTCGACCTCAAATAATTAGAGAGAAATCAGGAGATAAATCGGGAGAGAAATCATATGTAAATGCGATAGATATTCGTCATAGTTTAATTGAGAGATTAGATAATGATGATACATATATAAGCAATGATATATCACTTGGTCAAGACGAGCAAGGAATATTATTATATGGAACAAACGCTGTCGGCAAAACAAGTTTAATAAAGGCATTGGGAATTTGTATTGTATTAGCCCAATCTGGGTTTTATGTGCCTTGCAGTGAATTCATATATTATCCATACACCCAATTATTTACACGAATATTAAATAATGATAACATGTTTAAAGGTTTATCTACGTTCGCTACTGAAATGGTAGAAATGAGAACTATACTTAATATGTCTGACAATAGAACTTGCGTATTAGGCGATGAACTTTGTTCGGGAACAGAACACGATTCAGCAGTGAGTATTTTTGTAGCAGGGTTACAATGGTTATATAAGAAGGACAGTTCGTTTATTTTTGCAACCCATCTACATGAAATAACGAAATTGCAAGAAATAAATGGAATGACTAATTTATCATTGAAACATTTAACAGTAAAATACGATAAAGAGCAGGATATGTTAATATATGACAGAAAGTTAAAAAATGGTGTAGGAGATACATTATATGGTTTGGAAGTATGTAAATCATTGCATTTACCCCATGAATTTATAGAGAATGCATATACAATAAGAAATAAATACAAAGGAATAAAGTCGCCATTAGATAGTAATACGTCAACCCGTTATAATTCAAAAGTGATAATTAATAAATGTTCTATATGTAATATAAATGATGCGAGTGAGGTACATCATATAAAGGAGCAACGCGATGCAAACGCGCACGGTTTTATTAATAACGTTCATAAAAATCATAAATCAAATTTGCTACCAATATGTGAAAAATGCCATAATCATATTCATAAGAACAATGTTAAATTAGAAAAGCGGAAAACAAGCAAAGGTGTTCAAATTATTGCTAATTCATAATTTTTCCCCTATTTATTGAAATTCATTTTTTATATAATGATAATATATAATTATTATGTCGGTTGAAGAAGAAGAACCCTCACCCAGATTTAGTGTAGGTGCCTGTATAGATTTCAATACATATAGAAATATATGTGTTGAAGCAATCGAGGAGAACAGTTTTGGAAAATATTACGTTTTTAATAACGGATGGAGGCAAGGGGTAAAAATTATTGATGGCGGTATATTCGACGCTAATATAGCAGGAGCGGAATATCATAAACCAGTAGCAGACCCAGTAGCAGACCCAGCAGCAGGTGCACCAGCAGCAGGTGGTAGAAGAAGAAAAAAGCGTAAGGGGTCAAAATCCAAGAAAACAAAGAAATCTAGAAAATCTAGAAAATCTAGAAAATCTAGAAAATCTAGAAAATCTAGGAAATCCATGAAATAACATCGTTGATTACGAACAATTTAACAAAATATAAATTATAACATAAATATAATTTATATTATAATTTATTATGAATTATCTGGAAAATACATTCACTAAATATACCGGGAAAGTAAAAGAATATAATATTCACCCAGAAATAGAACCAATTATTGAAAAATACTCTGGAAATATTGAAGAATTTAATAATACAATTTTTTATGGACCTATCGGTTGCGGAAAATATTCACAGATATTAAATCTAATTGATAAATATAGTATAAGCAACTTAAAATATAATAAAAAGTTTTGTGTTCAAACAGAGAAAGATACAACTTTAATGATACATATGAGTGATATTCATTATGAAGTTGATATAGAATTATTAGGGTGTAATTCTAAATGTGTATTTCATTCTATATATCAGCAAATCAATGACATTATTTGTACTAATAATAAAAATATATTTGCAAAAAACAATAAGATTGGTGGAATAATATTATGTAAAAATTTTCATACAATCCAAAATGAATTATTGGAATGTTTCTATACGTATATGACATCATCATACGATAATAATGTATATTTTATTTTACACACTGAAGATATTGGTTTTATTCCACGACATATAATTGAATTATCCAATGTAATAAAAGTAATTAAACCGTCTAAAAAAAATATTACAAATACAATCGTTTCGCCCAGTGTAAAGAGAAAGTTTGATGGAAAATGTATAAATTTAAAAGATACAGAATATGGTAATAATTTAAATATTTATAACAATTTTATAAATCGTTACATTGCAGTCGTTGAAGAAAAACGAACAATGTTCAAGAAATAAGAAATATAATATATGACATTTTAACATATAATGTAAGTTTTATAAAATTTATATATCATCTTTTAAATAAATTAGAAAGTGAAAAAATTGTATATTTGAATGAAAAGTTAATATTAAGTTTATTTAATTTTTTTTCGTTATATGATAAACATTATAGACCAGTTTTTCATTTAGAGAAATTATTAGTAAATCTATTATTAATAGCAAATGAAAATTAATGAAGCATTAATTATTTTTAATATTTCACACCAAAAAGAATTAGAAAAAATGGATATAAATGATTTAAAAAAAATTTATAGAAAACTTGCGTTGAAATATCATCCAGATAAAAATAATAACAGCGATGAGTCAAAGAAACATTTTCAAAATGTTGCATTAGCATACGACACTTTATATATTTATATAGAAAGCAACCAAGATAACAATATCAATACTAAAAAAAGTTCATTTTTAGATAAAATATTTATGAATATTAATATTTTTTATTCAAAGCATGCCGGATTAGTTAAAAATATTATTGAGATGTACAATGATAAAATCTTACTACATTTGGAGAAAACAATATATGATATGAATGATATAGAAATACACAGGTTTAAAATCTTAATAGATAATGAAAATATAAAGCCACATATAAGCAAAGAGATTAAAACATTGATAGAAACCGAAATACAAAATCGCAACCAAGACCAAGAAGCAAACATTATTGAAAAAAATGAAGAAGACCGAGACGTTTCAACAAATGTATATAAAAATACTTCTAAAAATAGTAAGAACAATATTATGAAAAAACACATAAGTGCGTCAATTGATGATATTATTGATAATAATGTGCATATTATTGAATACAAAAATAAAAAAATATTAATACCTCTATGGCATAGTGAATTAACTTATGATGTTCCTGACGACGAGGTGATGAATATATACATTGAACCAAATATTCCCACGAATATGTATTTAGACAAATATAATAATCTGCACGTTTATATTACAAAGGATTTTTCAAATAGTTTATTATTTTGTGACGTGTTAGATTTCGAAATTGGGAGTAAAACATTTCATTATAATATTCGCGATATTAAAATAGAAAAAACACAGCAAATAAAATTATGGAATCAAGGTCCCCCGCTTATAAATGAACATAATATGTTTGCCGTATCACATAGAGCAAGTATAATTATACATTTGGAATTCAAATAAAATATAAGTATTCTATATAATGGAGAACTGGAAGAAACATAATCCGGATGCTACTACGGGTAAAGAAATTAGTTTTGATTATGCAAGAGGAGCAAAAAAAACGTTAATTCATGGTTCTCGGCTGAGAGGCTACATAACTCATGATGGTATTGAGTATATTAGACTAGATAGTGGATACAGCTATCCATTTGCTCATATTAGCGATATCAGACTCGGTGATGCTGCTGGTCCGGATGCAACTGCCGCTCCCATACCTGGTGGCGGCAAACGGAAATCTCGTCGCAACAGAAAGAGCAAGAAAACCAAGAAATCTAAGAAAACTAAGAAATCTAAGAAATCTAAGAAAACCAATAAATCCACACGTCGCAAACGTTAATTAAATTCGTGATTTATCATTATTACTAATAATGATAAATAATATTATAATTTTGAATAAAATAGATTAAAAAAAATGTATATTCACATAATCTACTTTATTTGTTTTGTATTTTTTTCATTTTGTATTTGTTTTATATAATATATTCTTTATTTTTCTATCTAATTTTATACCGGTTTCTTTCTAACAATCTTCTTCTTCTTTGGAGGTTCAGGTTCAGGTTCAGGCTCAGGCTCAGGTTCAGGCTCATCTTCCTCCTCATCTTCATCGTCCGATTCAACCTGCGTGTTCAACTCCGCTGGTTTATCTTGGTCTGCTTGAAATACAGAGGC